TAAATAGTAACATGTTTAATGGTAAATTTATAAAAACGAAAGATTTTGAAATGACGTTAACTTCTAATTGCAATGCCAACTTAAGTGAATTCGTTAATCCGAACGAAGAACTAATCATAGCTGTTTCTGCAAGATTAAAGGACAATGAAAGATCATTGGTGGCATGCACACCATATCAATATATTGGTGACTACAAGAATAAAATTTGTGGCATACATTGTGCTTCAGAAGGTAGAAGCACAGACATATCCTCGAAAACAATTCTTGGTAGAATTTATTACATTTGATAATCAGCAATCTCCGATTTCATCAACTAACAAAAGTGTGTAATTTCACCTCTTTTTGAGTCATAATTGGCTTAGAAAGGGGTGTTTTTTATGGAAAAAGACATTAATATTATCATCAAAAATGTTGTAAACATGATGCAAGAGGAACTTACTGATGAACAGCTACACAAACTTGAGAATGTGCTGTACATTTCATTCCACGGAGTAAAACTTCAAGAGGAATGTACCACACTTGTGACAAGTCAAGCGCACTGGGATAAGATTCTAAAGTTATTCATAGCCAGTAAACGCTTGGAGAACTGCTCGCAAGGCACGATTGACCGCTATGTGGATTGTGTGACAAAGCTAGTAGACTATCTGCACAAGAGATTCGAGGACATTACCACCAATGACATTAGATATTATCTCGCAATGTACCAAGAGACAAGAAAAGTGTCCATATCCTACATGGATTCTATCAGACGATACTTCTCATCATTCTTTGGTTGGCTCTCTGACGAAGGATTTATAGCCAAGAATCCAATGAGACGTATTAAGCACATGAAAGTGCCACAGCGCATCAAAAAGCCGTTTACGTCCGCAGAAAGAGAACATCTTAGATGTAATGCGGAATGTCAAAGAGACGTTGCAATTATGGAGTTTCTGTACAGTACCGCAGCTAGAATCGGTGAAGTTGTGATGCTCAATCGTAATGACATTGATTGGGGCAACAAGGAAGTAATCATCTATGGTGAAAAAGGTAAGAAAGAGCGCAAAGTCTATCTTACAGATGAGTGTGCCTACCATCTCAAGAAGTACCTCATGACACGAACTGACATGAATCCAGCGTTATTTGTGTCGAATCGCAAGCCTTATAACCGCATGGGAAAGGAAGCTATATGGTCAATGTTGTCGAAACTAGGTAAAAAGTCCGACATCCACACGCATCCGCATAAGTTTCGAAGAACTCTACTCACGGATGCTGGAAGTCGAGGTATACCGTTGCAAGAAATTCAAGCCTATGCTGGCCATAAGAAGCCTGACACCACCATGATGTACGTTACAGTTAATGAAGATAACGTTAAGGCATCATTTAGACGGTATATAGCATAGCTTTTTCTAGCATCAATATTGATTTTTAAAAAGCCACCTTTCGATGGCTTGTTTGCTATGCATAAAAATATTGCTGATACGCTTATGATCGTGCTGTTTTAGACCTGCTCTTGTAATAGAGGAAATCGGAGATTGCTGATTATCAAATGTAATAAATTCTACCAAGAATTGTTTTCGAGGATATGTCTGTGCTTCTACCTTCTGAAGCACAATGTATGCCACAAATTTTATTCTTGTAGTCACCAATATATTGATATGGTGTGCATGCCACCAATGATCTTTCATTGTCCTTTAATCTTGCAGAAACAGCTATGATTAGTTCTTCGTTCGGATTAACGAATTCACTTAAGTTGGCATTGCAATTAGAAGTTAACGTCATTTCAAAATCTTTCGTTTTTATAAATTTACCATTAAACATGTTACTATTTACTCAAAATCAAACAATTGCATTTACGGATAAACCTTTGTCAAAAAATACGATTCGATAAACACCCCAATCGCCAGCGAATCTTGGAATTGTTATAATACCTTCGTTACCGCCAGTAACACCTATCGCATTAGATGATATAAGCACTTCTGATTTCGAAACGTCTGCATTGCTAAACGCTATGCAAATTGGTTGGGCAGCCTCCAACTGACTACATATTAGAAGAAGTGCAACTACGGTTCTGCTTCTTGTAATTCCAGAGAATTGTAGCTTTCGTTCAACGTTATTTTGACTAATATAAACCGAATTTATTTCAAGTGCTTTATTACTATTTAATTCATTAACTGCCCCGATCAAAGTCTTGTCAGTTGTTTCTAACTTTGCGATAACTGCCGTAGTCATCTTATCGACAACATAATTCCATATCTTGTTCATCAGTGTACGCTTGTTTGCATTTGCATCCTTGTCAAGAATCATAAGTTCATCATTGTCTTTCAGTGTTTCTTTAGTTGTATACTTTTGCCATTCCATGATTAATTCTCCTTATCCTTATTCTGAATCTCTTCTACAATGGCATCTGTCTGTTCTGCCATAAAAGCTACCTGTTGTCTGTGTTCCTCTCCCAGTAAGGACTCCATGATTAAGCTGATAACAGCACCGTCTAAGTTGTACTGAGACACTGCTGTGTTGATAGCCAATCTCATGTAATTCCTACACTGGTTGACTCGGATGTTGAAAGGTAACACAACCTTTTCTTTCTTTTCTTCTTCCGCCATGTTTTCTCCTTTCTACAGAACTTTCCACAAATCTTCTGATTCCTCAGGTGAGTTTGCTTGTGTGGTTGTGTGCGATTTCATACATTTACACAGCACAAGATTTTCCTCAATCTGTGGTGCTTCGTCTTCAAGTGACATTGTGGATACTGCATTGGATACACGTACCGCATAGCGTTCTCCCTCTTTTACTTCCATGCCCTCTCTCCAAACAGGGAAACAGCACGGCAAGGATGCCGCCTGTTCGTCTGTAAGGTTACTGGCTGTCAGCTCGATAAGTTTTCTAATCTGCCTTGCAGCTTCTGTCATGCTCATGATTCTTCTCCTAGTAAAATTTTTAACGCTGTGTCTGTTTCGCTAACGAAAATATCTTCTACATTGTCCGGCTCGATAATTTCATCATCAGCTTCAACAATAATCATTTCTCTGTCTTTACATTTTATTACTTCTTTTTTCATTACATTTGCTCCTAACTGTGCCATGCTGCCTTTACGAGAATTCCATTTTTGAATGTCATATAACAACCAGAATAATCTTGTTTTGTCCCATCACTTTCCTTGAAACGTTGCACAAAATTCATAGTTCCAGTAATTCCTCCGTCACCAAACTTAGCGTTCAGCAATTTGTAATTATGCATATCAATGTTACATCCCATGTTTATAGAGTCCGCTGTAAAAGATGAAAATGATTTACGAGCATATGTCATTTTCATAGCATAGCTAGTAGATGAAGGTGTGTCTTTCGATGCCCACGTCATATAGTGACCACCGTCATCAAGGTCAAAATTCAATCCTCTTATACCAGAATTTGTGCCGGTTAATCCGTTAGTTCCTATAATCCCAACATTGTTTGTTTCGTACCAATATTGGTTGTATCCGGCAGTCATATACACTGTTCTGATTATATCTGTAGACCTAATTGTTCCATCAATCTCAGCACCACTACATTTTAAATATCCTGTTGGTGACATACTTGAGCCTTCCGACTTCCAGCTAATGCTTTTTGCTTGCATTCGGATAGAGTCTGCTTTCTGCTCGATGATGGATTCTACATCTTCTGAGGATACCTTTAATTTGATCTTGCCATCAAGCACCTTGATTTCTGCAAGTGCCTTGTTTGCAACTGTATCATCAGTATACTTTGTAGCGAGGATCCAGTCAGAAGATGTATAATTTCCTGTTGCTCTTGCTGTTCGGCAACGCATAAGGTCACCAGTGCTTCCTTGTGTCCACAAATCTCCAACATCGTAAGGTGGCTGCGGAGTTGATGTGAATACTCTTCTCTTTCCGTCTGCGGTATCCTGTGCCGTTGATGCCTTTTGCATAGCAGACTCAATGTCAGCATCCTTAACTCTCACCCACTGGAAAGAAGTGTCAACTTTCATGTAGCGGTAGGTGAAACCTTTGCTCTCCCAGAAGAAGAGGTCACCTACATGCTTCTGTCTCTCAGATGCCGTAGTCCACTCGGATGCGGGATAATTGGAATTGTTTGGATCGTAATCGAAGTAGTACGTGTCTATCTTGCCATCAATCTGATTTTGAATATCTTCAACGGTTGGATCGTAAACATTCTGAATGAAATCATTTACTGTAGTATCATCTGTATAGTTGTTTTTCTTCTGCCAATCAGATTCAACATACTCTCCACTATCACGGCCTTTTACGCAAGTAAGTATATCTGTTCCTGTGAACCATACATCACCTACATTGTATGGTGGTACTGGCTGTGCTATATAGATAGAAGCCTTACCATCAATCTCATCAAACACGGAGTCAGGTACTGGCATTTCAATCCATATGCCACTACGATAGATATACTCATCACCTGTCTTGGAGTTCTTCCACAAGTCGCCTTCATGGTCAATCTTCTCAGATTCTACTGTGATAAGAATAGTGTCTCCATTGATATCTAGGATTTCATCCCCGCTAATGTCAAAAAGTGGTTGTAATTCTTTTCCTGTCCATCCGAGTGATGGATCCGTAGGCTGAAACCAAGTCTCTATCTTTTGATCTATCTGATTCTTGATATCCTCAAGGTCTGCCTTGTAAGTGTTCGCAATGAAGTTGTTGATTGCAGAATCATCCGTGTACTTTGTAGCCTTTGTCCAATCGGACGCAACATAAGAGCCACTCTGACGTGATGTCACGCATCGCATGAGGTCTCCGCTTGTGCCCTGTACCCACAGATCGTCCTTGTCATAAGGTGTATACGGAGTGACGCTAAATACACGCTTCTTCGTGATAGCAAGGTTCTTAGCTGCTTTTGCTTCTGCATCACTTAGTTTCGACCAAGCTGTACCATTCCAACGCTGTGTAGTCTCTTCTTTTGAGTTGTACCACAAGTCACCAATATGTTTCTGTTTCAGCTCATCTGTAATCCATTCCGCTGACGGATCAGTAGCTTGGTTGTAAGTCTCAATCTTTCCATCAATCTGATTCTGCAAATCCTTATTGACAGTTTCAAGTTCTTTCTGGACTTCATTCGCCCTGGTATCATCGGTATACTTAGATGCTTTCTCCCAATCGGAAGTTTCATAAGCAGCTGAATTACTCTTAGATACACGGCATCTCATGATGTCACCAGTTTCGCCTTGCACCCATAGATCACCAATGTCATAAGGGGGCTGTGGTGTCACTACAAAGACTCTTCGCTTATGATCTGCTGTGTCCTGTGCCTTTTCCGCTGCTGCAAGTGCTTTCGAGATATCTGTATCCTGTACAATCTGCCACTTCCACACAGCTCCATCTTGCAAGAATCGGTAGGAATATCCTGTGGACTTCCAGAAGAACAAATCACCTTCGTGCTCTTTCCTCTGTTCGTTTGTGGTCCAGTTCACAGCCGGTTCGTTCTGCAAGCTAGGTTCGTGGTCATAGAACCATGTTTCGATCTGTCCGTCAATCTGACTCTGTAATTCAGCAATCTTAGGATCATACACGAACTTGATAAAGCTATTCAATCCGCTATCATCGGTATACTTGGTCTTTTTCTGCCAATCGGACTTCACGCACTTTCCTGTATCTCTGCTTTCCACACAAGTGAGTATCTCCTGTGTGTCTGCGTCAAACCATAAGTCACCAACTCGATACGGTGGAACAGGCGTATTAATGAATGCCTGTGCTTTTCCATCGATTTCGTCAAAGACTTCATCCGGAACTTTCATCTTCATCCAATGCCCGGAACGATAGATATATTCATCATTTGTAGTAAGATTCTTCCACAGGTCACCCTCGTGCTCTGACTTTAACTCTTCAAATAAGAGCGTTATTTCATTTCCATTAACATCAAGAATTGGATTTCCGTCTATGTCACACCAAGGTTTTTCAACAGTGACTCCCCAATTCACCGATGGATCTGTGTCCTGATACCATGTTTCAATCTTGTTCCGGACAGAGTTTTTAATCTCATCAATGTCATTCTTATAGATATTTGTGACAAAATCATCTACGATTCCGTTTGAGATATCTTCTACGGACTTTCCCGTGATGCTTATGGACTCTGCATTGATGGTAACTCGCCCTGTCTCTGTATCAGCGTAGAAAGTAATGTTTCCATCCTTGTCTTTTACAGTGAGAGAACCTGAGTTGATATAATCAGCATTAATGCCGATAGCATACAAGATTCTTGCGATAAGGTCTCCTGTGAGGAATAATCCGTAAGGATACGTCTTACCGCCATCGCTTGATATACCAATGGCTTCAGATGTAACTTTGATTACATTCTTAGACTCTTCTACTGTCGGCTTATCATGGATGTATGTAATCATACTTCCGTCCGGCTGTGGTGATTCTGTCGAATACATTCCAGATGCATTCTCAAGTGTCTTATTCAGATTCTCAACAGCTGCTTCAAAGTCCGTCTTATTCTGCTTGATTTCCTTATTAGCTTTTTCATATACCTTTGTAGCTTCGCTATAATAAGTACTCTTTTGACGTTCCGGATCTTTAATTCCGCAAGAAAACGAACTACTTCCGAGATAATTGAACTCGTTGGATGTGATAAATGTTGGATAAACTTTGTCTTTCCGGTCTACCACGCAAGCCAAATCCATGAATTCGATCGTTGGATCAGGGAAGAATTCTCCACTAAAACCTCTCAGCTTAACTCCGATCAATACATCTCCAATCAGATTGATTGCATCATCTTCATGTCCTTCAATAAGAGGATTCGTGATTTCAAGTGCATAATCATCTGTACCTCTTATTAAGATTGTACTCTCGTTTTCTACTTTCTTTGTGGTCGCAATTCCAGTGATTACAACAGGATCTGTGCTAATGTCCGGATCTGACTGATAGTCCATCAAAATGCTATAGCCAGCATCTTCCACTAAGTCATCCCTATTTGTAATCTTCGATATTGCAGAAAAGTCGTAACTCTTAATAACAAGTGTTCCGTTCTGAATCACAGCATTACCAACGGCAAGCATTGCGATATATCCGATTACTTCTCGGCAAGTCACTTTTTCCGGAGCCTGTTCAATCACAAAATCATCGTTCTTAAACTTCGGACTTCCAAGCATGATATTACATGCACTGCACGCTTCTCTTAGAAGCTGTCCAGCTGTTGTTGGATAAGATAGCTTAGACGTGAAGTCTGCATCTGCTTTGTACATTGAATCATAACCTACAAGTTCTATCGTATCTCCAACCGCTGTTGGCTCAAGTACTGTAAATGTACCCTCGTTCAATCTCTCGATTCTTGATTTCGTCAGCATAATCGTGTTGCCATTGACATCGGAAATTTCCTCACCTTTCACATCTCTCCATGCATCATAGCTTCTACTTTCGATGTCAACTTCAGTGAAGAGTGAAATCTGTGCATAGTAAAAATCATACTTGGAAAATCTCTCATCGATGTTATCAATGACAAGCGTAACGGACTTGGAGAGAGCGGATCCCAGTGGGAATCCATCTCCTCCGTCTTCTGTATATCCATTACCGCTTATGAAGAAATCGTTATCCGAATCAAGTGTAAGCTTTTTGCCATTTTTCAGTGTGATCGATGCATAAGCATAAAACGGACCGCCTGACTTTATGATGTTTTTAAATTCGTTGCTTACATTCTTCATGATCTACCTCTAACTATTTAAGGTCAGCGAATATCTCTTTCGATATCCGGTGAAATCTGTAACACCGGCTTTTCCGATGTCACTTGAAAACTCAGCTCATCCAGTTTCTCTTCGCCTTCTACTAAACTGACACATGGAGCATTAAAGTTTGCTGCGTAAAATCTTTTGGTTTCCCATCTATTCTCGTAAATATTAAGGTGAAAGAAGTCGAATCCGCTCTTTCCCATAACCTCTTTGAGAATTTTGCTTGCATCACTTACCTTGATGTCACTCCATTTCAGCTCATAAGCTTCGATCGTGAATAGAGGAGAGTTCTTCATATTTCCCCTCATGGTTCTTCCTGAGTTTTCAGTGGAAGTAGTAGACATTGATATCTGGTATCCGTCCTCGTCCACTTCCGGTGCTGTGTACGAACCGAATTTTAAGTGATTCTGTGCCATGTTCTACCTCCTTAAGCCATCACAAACGGATTCTTTCCTGTCTGTGTTCTCATGTTCTGTCCTTCCTCTAATACCGCCTTTGCAATCTGTCTGCGGTTCAGATATACAGGAACTTCAATTCTTCGTGAGCCGTTTCCGGTTTCTTCCCTAACAATCTTTCGGATAAGGTTCTCAGGTGCTTCAATGTTGTTCCCACTCTTCTGATCTCCAAGTACCGCCATGAATTCCTTGTTTGGTGGAATCACAGCACCTTGAGCTAAATAAGGAATATGTGGTGCACTCCAATATCCGATATGAAATCCGAGTGACCTAACACCGGTCAAAGATGTAACCCAGCTAGGAACTGATACATTTATTTTATTCAATGCTTTTGCAACACCGTTTTGCATAATCTGTGCTGCACGAAGCAATCCATTCATGAGTCTGATAATCAAGTTGATTGGTGACTTTATGACGGAAACCATGCCATTCCAAGCACCGCCGAGAATATTCTTGATTCCATTCCATGCCTGTTCCCAATCACCGGCAAGAACTCCATTTACAAAATTAACGATTCCTGTAAATATCTGTTTTACAGCTTCGAAGATGTTTTGAATGTTTATTAACCAACCATTCATGAAAACACCGATAACACCGAAAGTTTTCACCCAATCAACAGAAAATACACTATCCAGGAACTTTGCAATTGGTTTCAGTATCGAGTTTTGAATAAACTTAAAAATTGCATTGATAGTATCTCGGAAAGAACCAACTATAGTCGAAATTCCGCTCATAGCTTTCTTCCAATCACCTGTGAATACCCCTGTCAAAAAGTCAATGATCCCATTCAGCTGTTTCAGAATGCTAGCTACTACTTGAACCACAGTCCCAACAAAATCGAAGAGCGTTGATCCTAACCATTCAATAATAGGAGCAATAACAGGAACAATATTTTCAACAATCCAATTCATGACAGGAATTAAAACACTGTTCCATAACCAGTTCAGTATATCTATCAATCTTCCGATTAATCCGATTGCTTGGTCGATGGCATTTCCTACCGGTCCACTCATAATCTCTTGGAACTTCTGTCCTAACATATCAAGAATCGGTGCGATATACTGACTGTACATATCTAGGACTAAACCAACAAATGTAGAGATGCTGTTCTTCGTATTCTGAATAAACGGTCCAATATGCTCATCATACAGTTCTGTGAGCTTATCAGCTACTTTATGGACTGTATCTTCGATAGCCTGTGTTACTGTTTCAATCGGTTTCAGCGTGTCATTGATTGCATTGATAATCTTGTCCTTGTTCTCAATAATCGGTCCTGTGATAAAGTCAATCAAATCTTTTGCGAAGTTTGTCGCAAGGAGAATGACCTCTCCGAATGCTGTAGCGAATGTACCGATTATGTTGCCAGTGATGTTCTGTGCTGTCTGTGATCCGAATGTCTGTTGGAAGATTTCTGCGATTGTTGCACTGAAATTTCCGACAATTGTCGCGATCTCAGATCCTAAGTCGAACATCTTGACAAGCCAATTTTTGATCCTTCCGGTGTTCTCAGCTAGATAGCTTTCGATACCGCCTACAATGTTCTCTGCTATCGTAAGTCCAATTGAAACGAATGAGCCTACTATTTTACCCATGCTGTAAATAAACAACCTGGCAAATCTCTTGGCTGCCTTCTGCACGTCCTTATCCGTAAAGATGTCTTGGATATGCTCTCCGATAGACTTCAAGTCTTTCTTGAGTTCTTCAAGTACTGGCTTGTAATCTCCAAGCCCATCCCAGAATCCACTCATGAAGATATCTCTGATCTGTTTCAGCTTGTCCAATACGGAATCAAGCAAGGATGCAAACTTATTGTCGATAGGTACTTCTTCGAATAACGATCCGGAACCACTACCACCACCGGCTCCTCCGCCACCACCTGAACCGTCAGAACCACTTCCGGAGTTCTGTTTGTCCATTCGGTTAATGTCATCTAGAGGTGACAGGTAATCTTCCGCAGCTTCCGCAGCTTCCTTTGTTCCGTCTGCTGCATCTTTCGCACCGCTTGCTGTATCCTTAAGACTTCCGGCATAATCTTTCTGTACTGCGATTGCTTTCGTGTATGTACTCTTTCCGGACAGGAATGAGAAGAACATACTTACATAGCTTGCAGCTGTCGAAAGCATATCAATGAACTTGCTTAAGATTGGTGCTACTACACTTAGAATCGGTGCAAATGCTGTTGCTAGGCTGTTCTTGAGCGTTTCAAGGCTACTCCACAACATTGAAATGCTACTATTTGTGCTACTTGAGTACTGTGCAAGGTTTGTAAAGCCATCTTTGATAGCATTGATTGCAGCCGAGAATGCTCTGAACGCTACGCTCATTAATAGTGACATTCCAAGCATTCTTCCAATGCTGAGTTTCGCACCATTCGCGGCCTTTCCAGTTTTTGCAATAGACTTTGACGCTCTTTCACTTTCGCTGGCAAGTTTACGTTGTGCCGGTGCTGCACTCATCAATTTTTGCTTGTATTCGTCCACACTGCCTTTTACGGAATTATACGATGTGTGGAGTCGATTGTTCATATCAGCAAGCTTTCTTTCTTCTGCTTGCAATGTCCGCATGCTGGCAGCAGCTTCTTGTGTCTTTGAACCAAGTGTAAATGCTCCACCAGATGCTTCTAAATCTGCTAATTCCGCTTTCGCATATTTGATCTCGTTCTCAAGTTCCTCTATGTCATATTGCATCTTCTTGAAAGATGAGCTGTTCTTTTTGCCACCAGTAGACAGGAATCTTTCCTGTGCAGATTCCAATGAGCTAAGTTTCTGTGTAGCTCTGTCAATCTGAGCCTGAATCTCTCTGTATTCCTCTGTTGGAATCTTCTGTTCACCATATTCAGCTATTTTCTTCTTAAGGTTTGAAACCTTCTGTTCCTGTGCAGCATATTCTTGATTCAGCTTGGAGAATGAGTCTGCTTGTTTGTTGAGTGCTGTTCTAGCTTTGGAACCCATATCCTCGACCGAGTTCGCCATTCTTCTGACAGCTGCTTCAACTTCTCTGCTTCCGGCTTTCATGCCGTCAGCGTTAATCTCTGTATCAATTATGATATAGCCGTCGGCTTGTGCCATTTCTAATCCTTTCCACCGCTAATTATCTGCGGTCAGCGAATATCTCTAACGATATCCGGTTATTTATTCAATCCGAAGAGTTCTCGGAGTTCAGCTTTCTCTTCGTCACTTCTCTCTGTACTCTTCTGATGCAAGTCTACGATAGACTTATTATTTTTGTAGTATTCCTGTTCCCACTTCTCTAACTTCTTACCTTTTCTCTTCTTGTCACGGATGCTGACTACTGTTGAAAATGTGCTTTCTCCAATCTCCATATAGAGTCCGAAGAATGTCCACCAGTGCATATAGTCTACAGAACGTACATCACCGTTATTGACCTTATTCACAGCAGGTATTATGATAGGTGCATCCTGTTCCCAGTCCATTGTTCTAGGTCTAGGCTTGCCATCATTCTTGATACCGCAATCAATGAACTCACACGCTTTCTGACAGGCTTCTTGCCAGTCCTTTGGTGGCATGGAATCAAAGTCAACATAGAGGATTTTAAGCATTGTGAGTGCTTTCTCCTGTTGTTTCTCTTCTTCTGTCATGCCAGGTTCGAAGAGGTCCGGATCATTCATAGCAGAAAGAATATCCAATACTACTCTAAAATCGGAGCGTATCGAATATTCTTTTCCATTAACTTCTAATGATGTGGGAAGTTTCCACGGATCCATCAGTTGTGGTACTTCGCCACATACTTATTCATGCGACTCTGTACCTTCTTTGTACGGATGTTCATCTCACGCTCAATCACTTTTGCGATAGAGGACAGGACGTTCTCCATGTACAGTTCCCCATTTGCCAGTGGTGAGAATGCTCCGAGAATTGAGAAGAATGTCTCTTTCGCATCTTCTCCGACAAGGTAAGAGATTTTCTCCATGATGTCATCCTCTGCTTTTCTCATATCCGCATCGCTTGGATTCTCCGGCAGCTGATAGGAATTGTAGTACTCAACTACTTCCTCATATCTCTTCACGATGTTTGTGTCTGTAGGTCTGAACTCGAACTTGCCGAGAACCTTTCTTCTTTTGTTCTCAATCGTGTAGACCTTGCTACCATCATCTACTGCAATCTTGTTTGCCATTGGTTTTGCTATTTTATTGCTCATTGTATCGTCCTTTCTCGCCTATTCTAATCCGAATACTTCTTTATGTTCTTCATCGTATACCGAAAGCTCTTCAGTTCAAGCAGCTACAATTTCGCCCTCTGCGAATACTGGTTTGCCTGATTTCAGAGATTCAGCTGTTACATAGCCTTTTGTTCTCGCTCCATCATCCGTGATGTCAAACGGAATGTTGACACCGGCTGTGTCTCCACCATAGCTCTGTGGCTTAACCATTACTTCCTGTACATAAGCAAGATGCTTTGCAGCTGCTGTATCCTCTACGATTACTTCGAGCATAAGAGTCTTACAAGCTGAACCTTTCAGACGGTCAAATGCAATCTCTTTAATCTTCGGATACAGTTTGGATGTTGGATCCGCATAGAATGGATCTGCTGATATGGAAGGTGTATATCCATTGTCAGTCGTAACAGTTTTTCCGAGAATGTTCTTCTTCTGTTCTGTATCTGGGTTCAGTTCTACGGACATTTCCTCGATATCATCACCAAGAACTTCCCACTCTGCCGTTGCCGGTGCATTTTTGAACGATGCATCAAGATAATGCATCAACGCTTCACGCTCTAATTTCATGTTTGTTATCCTCCGTTATTTCTTGTAGAATATGTTTCTGTATTTCAATGAGATGCTGATTGCCCAATCTTGAACATTACCATCACTCACATTATCTAAGTGAGCCGGTGTAAGCCTTATGATCTCCTCTATTTTTCTCTCTTCTGTAAGCACTGGATATTCTTCCAGCCTCTTCTGTTCTCCATTAATGACCACGGTCTGCTGTTCAAGCCACTTTCCAAGAGTGTCAAGGAATTCTTTGATACTGGCCTTAATCTTTGGAGAGTCGATTGAAGACCGGTAGATCACATAAAAAGGATAGTTGCACAACTGGTCTACTTTGCCAGTTACACTCTTCTTTTCCAGTGCAATCACCGCTCCTGTCACTGGATAGAAGGCAATACCGCCATCTTCATCTAGTGTGGAGAATCTTATCTTTTCGTCTTCCTCTAATCCTGGAAAACTATTGAGAAGAGAAACGAGTGCATCAGTTACCGCTGCGTAACCATCTACATCGTACTTCACCGGTTTCTTACTTTCCTCCGGCACGTTTCTTCACTCCTTTCACCCAAGACTTCACATTTTGTTCCTTAGCAGCATCGAACCAATGGTCTGTAGCACTAGGATGTGCTGTCTTATCAAACACGAGGTCTCTGTCTGTGACTACCTTCTTTGCTCCGGCTCTTGCCCACGGCGAACCTGTGACAGGATCTACCATAACTTTTTCTTCATAGAGGAATCGTCCGTAAGGTGGAGCACCGGCAATCACTTCACCTGTTCCTTGCATGGATCTGCTCATAATCGCAGACACGTTTCTCATGTTACCGTCACGAAATGGCATATACTTTTCCATGTCAGTGAACACTCGACCATCTAGCCAGTTCTGTGCTTCCTGGAACTGCTTTTCAAATCGGTTCAAGCTGACATTTACTTTGATGTCACCTTTTACGATTGAGAAACTAGGAAAATGAAATATCTTGCTTGCCATATTACTTTCCTCCAATCTCAAAATGAGGAATCAGTGTGTAAGAACCTACGCTTGTGATCAGAAAGACATTATCCATCTTCTTATTCAGATAATCGTAGAATCCTTTGTTCATGCGTGACGTATAGTCTTCATCAGCAATTACCGTTTCCGGATATTCGCCTTCCAAGAAGATGTCCCCTGTCGAGAATGTGATGGAATTCTCTTTGTTTTCCGTAGTTTTCCACACTTTCGGAGTGAGATAGGAAAGATTGCACACTATCCTTTCTCCTTCACGCACCTTAAACGGTACATGAAGAATAGCTGTATCAGCCGTATCCAAACCAGTTTTGGCAACATTGGCTGCCTTATCCGTAATAAGTGTGACTCCGGATATAACATGAGGATACCAATATATGGCATCATTCTTGTCAGTGTATTTGTTGAATACAGTCACAGTCTTGTCATACATCGGTATCCCCTCCTAATAGAATTCTTTTCCACATTCTTTGCACTTCCACACATGATGAGTCTTGTACTCATGGTCCCCGACCTCATCAAGGAAAGTTGAAGAATATGTCAATTTTTCATGTCGGCACATTAACCGCTTAAGCCATCTAAATACCAGCATAGAGTAGGCACACTCCTTCCTTATCTACAACTCCTTGCAGATACTCAGAAGCCACCTGTCGAATCAGAATAGCTTCCACTTTCTTATCCATTGACGCTCGTGCATAGATGCTGTCGGATGCTCCGCTAGTCCCAGTTGCAAAGCTGATACTTTCAGCACCTGACGTAATGGACGATACTTGCTTCTTACTCACTGTACCATCAGCGTGTTTAATCACACCTACAGTGTCCAGTGATGCTTTTCTGATTGAGTCGATCTGATACAGAACTTCTGCAATCTCACAGACAGCTCTCTGAACCTTTGCATTAGATTTCTTGTCTTCCGGAAGACCATCTTCTAATCTACCAAAGGTGATTCTGTCCAAACGTTCGCTTGCTCGTTCTGCATACTTAGAAAACTCTTCCTCTGTCACGGCATCTCCAAAATATTTAGTTGTATAGAACTGATAATCTGTGTATGCCATGTCTGATCTCCTTACTCTTCTTTGCTTGCTGCCTTTTTCGGCTTTCGCTGTGGCTTGTCATTTACTTCTTCATACTTCTGTGGATTGCTTTTCATACTGGCAATACTCTCGGCATTACCAGTAGAAAGGTACAATCCTGTCTCTTTATCCAGGAATTTCATTCTTATCAACCACCAATTTTCTTATTCTTGAAAATAAGGTCCGGTGTTACAGACTTAGTTCCGAAGTGATAGAACAGCTCGATTCCGTAAGCGTTTGACAGCGGAATTTTCTCAGCGTTGTATGGATCTGCCATTACTGGCTGTGCTACTGCACCATCAACCATAACAAGTGCTTTCACATCCTGTGGAAGATGTACGCATGAGTATGTTTTAACACCGTGGAATGCGTAGAACTCTTCGTCCGCTGCACCTACACCTGGTACTGTTACCTTATCAAGATATGTTCTAATTTTTCCGTAGTAGTCCGGATCCAGCACCATGTGCATCATTGCTCTCGGTACACCGTCTACGTAATCATTCTTTGTGGTCTCGCACTGCTGAATCATCTTCTCTGCAATCTCTTCAATAGCTGTGATTCCTGTCAGATCTACTTCTGTAGCATCTGTTCCAGCAACCTCGAAGAACTTAGTATCAAGCTCAGCTGCCATTCTAAGAGCATGGTTTGCTGTTCTCTTAGCAATAAGTCCTTCAACTCCAAGAAGAGATACATCTTTCTGCTCTACTTCTTCTACGATCTCTTTGTCCTGATCAATCGGAATCGTTACCGATTTACCTTTTACACCATCACCTTTGGCTGCTGTTCTAGCTGTTCCGTAGTCCTTTGGTGTAGCATTCGCAAATCTCTTTGCTTCTACTGTTCCGGCATGTGGATCACCGGAAAGTTCTGTGTTTTTCATCTTTCCGGAAATTGTAAGTTTCTGTACGTTCTCGATAACTTTTCCATATTCCTCAGCAAGGAACATCTTTCCAGTAGTGTCGAGAAGTGTGTTTAATGACGTAATTCTTGTATCTGCCATGTTCGTATCTCCTTTAACTGTTTAAGGTCAACGATTATCTCTGATTGATAACCGTACTATTGCATGACTACCATACTGTCGGTGGTGTGTACACTGGAGTCTTATTGCCTCCTCCACCTTTGTTTGTAGGTGTTGCGAAAGTCGGCACATTCGGAGCATCTGTCGGTGCAAATGCATCTTTCTGTGACTCTCTCAGCTCGTTCATGTAATCATCGAGTCCGAGGATTTTCTCACCTTCACGTTTCAGCCCTTTCTCTTTGATCATGCTGATAATTCCTGTTCGTGCAAAGTCAGAAGTGAATTTCTCACCTGCCAGTGCTTTGACCAGAGCATCATTGAAGTCTCTCTCTTCAATCTTTGCTGCATAATCTTTCTCGCTGTTCGCAAGTTTTGTCTGCCACTCTTTCTCTGCGGTCTCTGCTTTGGTTTTCCACTCATCACGTTCTTTTGTGATAGCATCAAAGTCTTTGCCCTCAAATCCTTCAAGTGTAGACTTGGCTGTGTCATACTGTGTTTGAATGTTGTCTCTTTCCTGTGTGACCGTATCAAGCTTTCTTCCCTGTTTCTCAAACTCGGCAAGAGTCTTGTAATTCTCATTCACACCGGTTTCGATTGTTTTCTTCTGCTCATCTGTAATCTCGAGACCAGCATCGGAAAGAATCTGAATAATGTTTTTCATGTTTCATATCCTCCTCAACGTATTTTATTAACCGTTTCGTCCACGGTAGGGATTCAGACAGATAAACCTCTGTCAGGGTAATCGTGGTTGAGGGAGTCGAACCCTCATAACCATTACCACGCAAGAACAGATGCTATAGAAAGGCTGATTCACATCTGTCCCCAGCTCCATTAGGAGCAAAGCCTACCGAGATGTGCGATATCTCTTAACAGGATTCCCCTAGTAGGCTATCTTTCAAAAAAGGAGGTGCAAAAATACGATATATTCTTCACCCAATACCCATTATGAATGTTTTTGATTACTTCGTTGTACCCATCTTTAACTCTTTTTCGCACTTTCATATCTTCTTGCAGCAGCTGCACTCTTCATAGCTTGCTTTCTATCCCATTGAGCCACTTTCAATCGTTCAGCGTACTCTCTTAAGTCATTCTCTTCGCAGAAGGTGCTATACCGCTTGTTCTGAAGCTTCAGTGTGTGAGCCTTGCGGTCTAACATATTCTGTAGTTCAAACCTTGCCTTATCATCCTTACAGTTATCCACAGCGGTCTGTAAGTTCTGTATCTTCCGCTTGGTGTCACGGATCCTACGCTCCTGCACTCTCTGTTTCTTCTGCAATTCCTCAACCTTATGGTTATCGGCAAAGTTAATTTTCTTATCCTCATAAGGATTATTCACTCCATCTCCACTTCCGAAAGAGTGTCGGCAGTTCCATCCGCAGAGTCCTTCACCAGTTCCGAAGCCTGTGGTCTTAACGAAGTCCGGGAATTTCTTATCTTTTCCACTCCGTGAGTAGAATCGTCCTTGCCACCATAAGTGATTACCTGGATTCATTCCACCATTACCGGTACGTGCTCCTAAGTGAGCAGACACAAGAACGGTATCCCAGTTCATTTCTTCCATTCTCTTCATGGAGATATCGGCAGCAGCTTGTCCGACTCCTGTCCTCACGATCATCATCGTTGCAGACTCAATGCTCATCTTATAGCCAGTAGGATAGCTGACCTTAAGGCCTACATCAGTGATACTGTTAATCACATCTCTGACCGCTTGTGTGTACGATACCGCACCGGTAGATACAAGATGGTAGGCATTGCCCATCTGATTAATAAACATCCGCTGTGAGTCTTGCGCTGTGGTCCGGCAGAAGTTGGTCCATTCACCGGATGTAGCAAGATAATCTCTTTCGAGGATCCTAAGCATGGTCGGAGATTGTAGAAGAGGAGTCGGAGATAGTCCGGCTGCAAGATACACAGCATCATCCCACTTCAACGAAGTGATACCGGCATCCATGAAGGCATCCTTAATCTCTTTCTTCTGTAACCTTGTCTTGTCTGCTATTTCCTTCTGGATATCCTCTAGCAGTTCACCAGACTCTTGAAGCACTTGTATCTGCCATCTGTCTGTTTGTGTCAGCAGATAGTCCTCACCTCTGCCGAGTCTCTTCATGATTCTCTCGATGATCATGTCCATAATAGTGCGATGAAGGGACGAAGATATCTCCTCCGCCCCTTCTGTTATTCTTTGTAAATATTCAGGTGTTAGCATTATTTCTCACCGTCTTTACTTCCACTCTCTGACCAGTCTTGTGACCATGTGGACAGTAGTACCAATTTTCTTTTATCTGTTCCATTACTCTAACCACTCATTATCAAAATAATAAAATCCATATACAACAGCTCCAATCAATCCAATCCAGAAAATCCAAAATAAAACTTGCCAAAACACTTCTTTTGATTCTAAATGCTCAACAGTTTTATCTATAGTTCTATCCTGATAAAAATGTGTATTATCTGATATTGTTTTGTCTTTTAATTCTGTAAAAATTGTTCCTTTGAATCTTGTTCCAGTACCATAATACTTGTATCTCACGCGACTCGATTCTTTAATTGTATCAATATAGTCTGCATCTGGAAGTTTTATTTTACCACTATCAAATACTACACAGCAGAATGATACTTCTTTACATTGCTTGCTCTCACTACCAGCGTAATCCCACGACCAATAAACTTCTGTATGAATCTTTGTGTGACCTTTTCCATCGGTGGTTGTATATGTTCTAGTATGTCTGTTATAATGCTCTTCTTCCTTCTCAACATACATATATTCTCCACCGATTTCCGGGAAAGTTACTGTATCAACAGCTTCTAAATCACCATATACAAAGGCATTCCCAACGTTTGTGTCCATTCCATATCGGAAAAGTTCTTCATCCTCAATCTTAACAGCCTTATTGTATCTTTCATTATTATCCATAATACTGTTTTGAATCTTGCCTGATATAAGAAATCCAATCAAAAGCATTACAGCCACGATAGATACACTTGCTAAGACTTCACGCTTTGTAATCTCCATTTATTTATCTCCGAACAAATCTTGTGGTGCATCTTCTGATACATCGTATTCAAGGTAAGAATATGACTGTTTCTCATATCCAGTCATATTCAAGAAAATACTTGTCGGAAATTTACGTACGTAACGATTGTACTGCTTCACCTGTTTGTTGAAGTTACTTCGATATTCAGCAATCATATTTTCTGTGATCGACAGCTCATTCATTAGCTGCTTGTAATTTTCATTCGACTTCAACTCTGGATATGCTTCACTTACTGCCGTAATAGCTGTAGTGACATTCTCAATATTCCCAGTCTGCCCTCTTCCATCGACAACGGCTTTCAATGTTTCTGCCTCATGCGAATCATACTGTTTCACGCAATCCGCAAGATTATACACAAGGTCAACCCTTCGTTTTTCTTGCACCTTGATATCCGACTGTGCTGTCTTTACTTGCTCTTCCATCGCAATAGCCTTATTCTGTGAGCTGTATACTCCAAATACACACATCAGAGCTACAGCAACAACGCCACCCAATGCAATCAAGGCTACTTTCCAATTACTTTTCATCTGTTTACTCCTCTGTATGACAAGTGTTTGTCAATTTCTTGTACACATCTTCATACAACTCCTGTTTGTCACCATTGTATGTGTACTCTGCATAGATACCATCACCGCTGATATCGGTTGAAGCAAGGCACTTATAATTCTGCAATGTCTTACATGACCAAACGATAAATACATTGCTTAAATCAATCTCAACCTCCGGTTTATGCTCATGGTACCATTCAACAAGTTTCTTTTTACATACACTCTGAAAGTGATTCATTCCTGTGATAATCATGATTAATCCTCCTACTCTGCAAACACCCAATCTTCAGCAAGCATATCTGCCTGACTTGCAAGCCATCCCATCTGTACTCCTGATGTTCCGACAAATGCAATAGCCATGTTTCCGATAGCATCATGTTCACAGTTTACAATCTCTTCATCTGCTGTCTTGTAAGAAATACCAGTAGCAAGCTGAATGTACTGCTTCTACAACGCACCTACACTCTTAAATGCTTCCTCTATCTTTGGATACTGGATAGCAAACCAGTCCACTATTGTTTCCTCGTGTCCAAACTGTTTGTAATGTTCAAAGTTCGGTCCTAATCCGCTTTCGTAAAGAAAAGTATGTATGATTTCGTGACGCAACTGCTTCTTCATCAAACAGTCGAAATCACCTAACTTGTTCACGTTATCAGTTCTCAATTTGATGATTTTAGATGTATAGTCGCAGTATCCGTCATATTCTGCATCTTTCATCTCTTCACGGATAATTTTATATTCAGTTCCTAATACGTTTACTTTTTCCATTGCTACTCCTCTCTTAAAAACGAAATAGGAGGGTTCGAACCTCCATCTCCACCACCAGAATCACTCCCAGTGGAAAGAATCAGCTTATCCAATACCTCGAACAAGCCTATCTCATCACCGTTGCATCTCGGCATGACTGAAAAATCACTCTTCACCGAGGTAATCATATTTGAAAATTGCCGTATAAGGAGTCGAACCTTAATCTTTCACTTGGATAGGGTAGAATGAACGCTTTACCGTTAAGCTATACGGCTTCCAACTACACTGTAGTAAGGAAAAATTTGTTATGAAAAAGATCTCTCTCCGAGTTCCGGAGAAAGCTATCGTTCGGATTCGAACCGAAAACCTGTTGATTCGTAATCAACTGCTCTATCCATTTGAGCTATGATAGCTTAAGCATCGAGCGTGAACCAAGAAAAACCGCTCGATGCATTATTTTAGGTGTTCCCGGGGAGATGACAAGAAACCGGGAATAGGCTTGCCCCGGTTATGCTCCGAGTCTATGTCCTACTAAGGAACAAGCCTTAACCGCCATCTGACGGTTAGTAGCAATATTTATAGTGCTGTACGTTGCACTGTGGGGAGTGTAAGGCAAAGGGAATTGCCTTGATATTATAGTATCAGAGTGCAAGAAAAACTTTGTACCCATAATTACTCATTTTCAAACTTATCAAAGAGTGATTCGCCTTTTTCACTGGCTTCTTCAACCATTGCTTTAGCATCAGCTTCGGTCATACCCTCGAACTTCACGAAGTACATCCATGCCGGTACTTTTCCTTGCACCACATAATTCCACCAGCGTGCACGATCATCTTCAAGGTTGTACACAAGGTCTTCAAACTCACAAGCTGTCTGATATCCGGAAGCCGGAATTGTTCCGTTCGCTGTTCCTGTAGCGTAGAGGATATATAAGATTCTGTGGATAACTCCATCATGATTCTTTCCGTCTAAGATTGTACGGAATGACTCGATTGTATGCAGAGTTCTTCTATCGTCTGATTCCACTTGTGTTGCTGTCTGAATTCCTCTAGTCTCGTCAAATGAGAAGTAACCATTTGAAAATCCGCACTTGTATCCGATGATAGACAGATAGAAGTTAATGGCAGCAGTTCTTTCAGCTACCAGTATTGTCGGTACATGTTCTTGAATCGTACCGTCTGCATCCACTCCCATTTCAAGTCCTTGCACGAATCGAGGGAGCTTGATTCCATTCTGATTAGCATATTGGATTACTGTCTGTGATACAAAAGTAACGTGCTGGCTGTCTTCCTGTTCGTCCCCCATCTTATTGAGTGCGATATCGAGCCATCTCAACTCTTCAATGCATTCAGCAAATACCGGTACAGTAAGAGGAGACTCCTTGTCGATTGCATTCGCATAAGGATTTCGCCAGTACACAAATAATGGATACTCCAACCCTCTTACTTCTACTTCCGGGAGAATATCTTTCCACTCATCTACTTTCTCTAGGGAAATTTCAGATCCGATACGGTTCTTATCTTCACTCTTGAATGCTTTTGATGAAATCTTATAGACTCTTTCACCATTCACATCCTCAAATCTGTGATATTCTGCTTTTGTGTAGTACCTGTTTCCCTTTTTGATGTACGAGAAGAACACTGCTGCAAGTACATCACCGTTAGTGTTTGTGTCTGTAATGCTGAAATAATCCGGATCCAGGAACTCAACTCCTTGTCCGTCCGTCTTAATCATTATTCCGCAAGTAGCACAGCTTTCTTCCTGTTTCTCCTGCAAGGTATTCAGCACCTCGTCAAACTTCTTCTTGAGTGCATCATTACCATCGATTTCCACGTTGACATTGAACAGCGTCAAGTTTGCAATCTCACGGCAAATAACATTGGAGAACCTTGTCGGCTTTATTGTTCCGTCCATGCTCCAAGTAGGAATACCTGACCTCATGCTCTTATACAAATCTAAGGCAGTCTGCATATCAGAAGAGCGACTTACCTCAATTCCAAATATATCTCTTACTTCGTTTACTCCAAACATTCTATTAAATACCGCCTTAATTTTTTGTATTAGTCTCATTGTTCCACACCTATTCAAACATTTCTTTGTTCTTTTCCATCCACTCTTTGTGAGACTTGCTTATTCCTTTTCCAGCAACGTGTGCAATGTAATAAAATTCTCTTACAGATTGCGGACCATTTTTATTAAATTCGTAGCATTTAAAAAGTGCTCGATTCTTTGACATAAAGGTAAAAGGTAGCGGAAGTACCTTGTTCACATCCTGTATAACATAGCCTAGATCTGTTTCTCTAACGTAATACCTTGCTTTAATCAATATTTCCACCTCAATCTTCTGCGTAAGAATGTGTAGACATAATATCTTGTATCATCCATTGCATGATCGTTCTCTTTGATCACCGTATCATTGTTCTTTTCCTCATCCCAACAGTACAGACCAAACTCATTGATACAGCTTGTACAATCCTTGTATATCTTTAGGAGTCCTTTGTTGAGCATCGTAGTGACCACTCGGATTCCGTCCAGTACATCATTGTCGGCTTTCTTCACGGTGTATTCTCCGTACTTCTTGATTACCTCAATGAACGATGCAGCAGATGGATCTATGATGATACAGGATACCTTTCTGTCTCCGATCAGTTCTTTCAGCATCTTGTAATAGGCTTCATCATCTACACGCTTGCCGGCTTCTCTACTGTTGTAGTACAGTTCTGCTTCACGCTGCGAGTTCTTTCCATCGAATGCCCACAGACCGGCTGAGAATGGATTGACCGTACCATAGTCGATTGACACGATGTATTCCAATGCCCCACTCATGTGTTCGTCAGAAACATGCTTTTCTTCATCGAACATAGAATAGACAAGTCCTTCTGCCACGCACCACAATCCTAAGATATATCGCTTAAAGAAGACACCTACATACATACTTCGGTATCGTTCTTTAATTTTCTCGGATAGTGATAGGTTATCGTCCATCGTGAAATGCAGATAGATGATATTCTTCTCAGCGCACTTGTCTATCCAGTTGACCTTGAACCAGTGTCTCGGAGAGTTCGGATTGCAGTTAAACCAAAACTTAGAACCCGTAACAGAACATCGTCCTGTTGCCTGGTTCACAAATGACTCTGGCATCAGTGCAACCTCATCGAAGAACATACCGGCAAGAGTGATGCCCTGAATCAAGTCCTGTGATCTTTCATCCTTACCGCCAAAGATGTAGAAGAAGTTCTGTGTATCTCCCTTGCTGACCACAATCAGATTGTCTGATCTATGGTCCACAACTTGATATCCTCGGCTTTTCAGCATCAATTTCAACCAAAACAATACGTTTCTTCGGAATGATCCGATTGTCTTTCCAGCCATACCGAAGTTCTGTTGGTTGAAACTTTCCATTGCCCACAGCACGTAGGACAGTGACATGCACAGTGTCTTACCACTTCGGATTGCTCCGTCTGCTATGATTCCATCTTTGTCCTTTACCGGACTGCTAGGACACCACCATGTCAGCACCTGTTTCTGCTTTCTTGAGAAAGGCTTGAACTCAAATCCTTGTTTCTTAGCTTTCTCTTTCATAGCAGCAGCGCGTTTCATGATTCCTTGCCGGACAGAAGCTAATCTCTCCTCAAAGTTATTCATCATCTGTCCACACCTCACTCGCTGTGGAATTCAGTGCATCCATGAAGTTGTCTTTTGCATCTTCATCAGATCCATTGTCTTTGAACTGTGCTTCCAGTTTTGCAAGCTCAAGGTTCATCTTCCTATCGTCAACGTTACGTTTCAGAAGTTCCTGTGCTGCTTTGGTTCGTTCAGACAATGATGCGTCTAGGTCGAACTGATCTTTGATTTTTCCTCGCATGACATCAGTTAGATACTTCATGATTTCCTCAATATCTGCTATGTCTTTACTTGCGATTTGCTCCTGTCTAGCGTTGATATAGTCCAAAATATGAGGAACTTTGAGGTTATCAGCTCCAGTTCTATATGCTGTCTTTTCACTATATCCGGCATTCTTTGCTGCCTGTGTTGCGTTCCCCAGTTTTAGGTACTCATCACAGAACTTTTTCTGCTTAGGTGTTAGCTTATCCTTAGGCACATTTAACCACCACCCTTTTCTTTACTGTCTCTTTTCTCCCTGTGTTCCATTTGACACTTAATCATCTGTAGTACATTCGTCCTCTCTGTATGTATCCCATGTCCTTGACGGAATAGTTCACACTGCAAGATGTTCCCACAGTGCGTGCATTCATCTGTTATTTCTCTGTTGGCAATCCTCATGGTCTCACCTCATCCCATATATCCTTTAAGCAATTCACTATCTCAAGCTGTGATGTTGTTCTGATCAGTTCCAAATCTTTCTCTTTCCATTCTCCATGCCTGTCTCTTCCCAGTACCGGAGTAGATAATATATAGATGTTAATGAGTCTGTTCTGTTCAGCTGAATAGAATTGTCTCTGACTGTACTTTATAATCAAGCCTGTCTGCAAGATTGCTCTCTGTAGCTTCTTGGATATTCCATTGAGATTCACCTTTCTACCTCCAAAATGAAAAAGATTCCATGCATGATACAATGTCTCTTATACCATTGTAACTGAATGAAATCTTTTCGTTGTACCCATATTTATGAAAAAAGAAGCATCATGTCATATGATGCTTCTTCAGCAGTCAACCGGAATTGAACCGATGCCTTGTCTGTCAACCTGTTCTGCCAGCCTAAACTATCTTCTGCTAAGATAATCATACCACACTTTCTTTACTCTGTCTTCCATCTTCTTCTCTTTTGGAGATAGTCCTGTTGCCTTCTTAGGTCCATCATCTTCATTGTGATAATATCCATGATGTACATGAGGATCCATGCCGGCATGTACATGTCCAAAATTAATTTCTTTTACATGTTTATTTTTATTGTCGAAATACACAATTTTTATCAAATCATTTCCTCCGACAAGTGCATACACTCTTCCCCTTGTCATTGTCTCTTGAAGACTTTCTCCATGCCTTGAGTTTGCTTCTACAAACTTTATGTTTCCAGATACAAGGGGTTTTCCATTCGTGTCTATAATTGCATGAAATTGTGATCCATACTTATGGTGCTTATCGCTTATCCCACTAGAGCTACCTCTCCCTCCCACGTATTCACCTTCTCTTCTTTTCAGTATCTAACCAGTTACTTTTTCTTCCCACTTCCATAGAACCATGCTTCAAAGTTACTCATTCTTCTTTTTCTGGCTCTATCATAAGTAGTTGTTGTTCTGCTAGGATCGTGATATGCATCAGTGTTTCCTTTTTCAATTGGTTTCGAATACTCATGCATCTTATCTGAAATCTTGACACTTGCAGATAGAATGTTCTTGTATTCTCTTGCGAGTTTTTGATTTTTGTACAATGCATCTGCGCTTCCAAGTTTTGCAATCTGCCTTTGTAACTCATTTAATCGGTCAGTATAATAATGACTAACACGTGTAGCTTCTTTCACTCCGTCAATCTTATTGATAAAGTCAAGCTGACCACTCTGTGCAGCTCTTTCAAGTTTACTGTCTTTCTTTACCGTTCCACTTCCTCGTAACGCATCACTTTTCTTTGCTGCATTATAAAATATTTTTGCTCCCATTTTGGAGACCGGTTCGCCCCCCCCCAATGGCACTTATGTTTCCTCTACCGCCCATTTATCCTTTTCCCTTTCCGTCAAATTTTTTTGCTGAATGAACTGATTTTTCTAGTGCCCTTTCATGCCCTTTTTCGGTTTAGGACCTGCTTTATACCACTGTTCATTCAAAAACTTATCCGCCTTTTTTCTGTCTTCTTTTCTTTTGGACTCTCTTTCTTTCTGTTGACTCGCATTGTATGTTGTTACATCATACCCTTGTTTCTTTGCATTTTTAATCAGCTGGCTTGCCGACATATTAACAGCATCTCCTGTTTCCCTATATGTCTTCCCGTTTCTCACAACAAAATGTGATCTGCTTCCACCGCCCATATCAATGTCAAATGCAGCAACACCACCACTGATTCCACTACTTGATCCTCTACCGCCCATTTTTCTTCCTTTCCGTCAGTGATTCTCCAAACGATTTAATCTTTACTATGTTGCCCTGACACTCATCCGGTATCATTCCGTAAAAGATGATTGTTTCCGGCTGAAGCCTTGACATCATTTCATTGTATCCCTCAAGAAACAATTTCTTTCTCTCTTTGCTGTTCATTACACCAACACTGGATACTGAAACAGCTCCACCAACCGGTTCACCGTCAAAGCACCAGGAGAATGATTCCTTATCACTCCAACTGATTGTAGGTATCACATCAATCCCGTTCATCTGCATATAAGCACCAATCCAGTGCTTTCTAAAATGGTTATACAACTGTAATGCTTTAGGGAAATCTGTATACGTGCTAAAGTCCGGACTCATTACACACTTGAAGTCCTGTAACATGTTGATGTAAGTATCTGGCTGCGTCCATAATCTGTTAAACTGGTAATCGTCAATAAAGAAATGGATTCCATGATCTGCTCTATCCTTACAGCTTTTCGCATAGTTGAATGATAGGAATTCGCATGGATTGTATGATGTAGGTTCTATCTGTGGGATTCCATATTCGCCAACACCATCAAACAGCATCTTCTGTTGATTCTCGTAGTTCTGTGTACTTCTATACATAGAAAAATCCTCACACATTCTATAGTCTATATGACTATTGTAACTGTGTGAGGATTTTGTGTTGTACCCATCTTACAAATTAATATCTTCTTGTTCCATGTTCCAATCTTTAAGTTCTATACATAACTTATACGGACCACCATCTTTGGTTGCCAATACCTCATTCATAATAAGTTGATATGTATACCTGTTCCCATATAAGTCCTGAAATCTCAATTCTGCTTTTTTCTCCCCTACATAACGCTTCGCTGCAATGCTCTCATCTTCTACATTTATTCCAGACGCAATGTCAATAAATTCATAATCCCCCTCTTCTATCGCTTCACTTATAATCCAGCCACGTTTTTTTCCTTCTATATTCATCTTAACTTTTAATGCCGGCCCTCGTCCAATATTTTTTATTTGCAACACATAATCGTTGTCTGAATAAACCTTTTCATGTTCTAACAATATTAAATTGCATCCTTTTTTCGCTGCATCTTCACTATTTTCAAATTCTGTTTTGTGAACTTTTTTAATAACAAAATAGGGTTTTACTGCTTCGCGTCTGTTGAGTTCAACCTGATCTTTCAATTCTTGTTTCTGAATCTCATAATCTTTTCTATCTTTTTCTTGCTGTAATTGAAATGTCCATTTAACTCCAAGTACAGTTGCTACTGCTCCCATCCCACTGCCTATATAACTTCCAAAAAATCCCAACCAGCTTGCTTTATTTATTGCGCTCGGGAAACCATTTTCAGCTACAAGCCAAGATACAATCAATCCTACAATAAATATCAATCCTATTATGCATGGCATCAACCAATTTTTCTTTTTCATAATCGCTTACAATATAAGCATGATGTAACATTACGTAATGATACACCATGCTTTTCCTCCTTAGATTTATTATACTAATATAAAAGTAATTTGTAACTTTTTCAACTATTTACAATATACTTCTTCCAAGTAATGTCATTAATCTGTTGTACTCTTCAATCACCTTTCGTCTGTATCCTTGAAAGTCTTTCCGCTGCATAGGGATGTATTCTCTCTTGCAGATATTATCGTATCCAAGTCCTGTTGTCAGATTGATGAAGAGGAACTTTGCTATCTCCGGCTTTACGTTCTGGCAGCTTTGAAGAAGAAGGATTTGCTCATATCCAGTGGCTTTCCGGCAGTAGTCAATTATCTTCTTCCCTTGCTCATGAGTGATGCCGTAATCACTCAGATATGTTTCTCTCACGCTCAATGGTATCCACCTCCCACACACGCTTTTATATCTATCCCAACTCTTGTCAGTCATTCGTTCGGATTCTCTTGTAAATACTCGCCTTGTGTCCTTATCAATTTCCTAGCCTGATATGCCGGACGGTTAAACTCTTCGCTTGCTTTCTGATCTACTGGCATCTCGGCGAGTCCACCGTAATGGCCCTGCAAATTTGCTCTCACCTCTGCCGGGCATCTTCTTCTATCTGCGCTTCTCTTCACTGTTCATCACTCCAATCTAATTTCTGTCCACAACCGCTACAATATTTTCCATAAGGCTTGTCTATTCCTCTAACTGAAACCCTATCCTAATCTTCTCCACTTACAATGTCTTGTGTACATCCAAATCACTTATCCTCTTTCTTCGTGGACAACTAAAATATCACCTATATGTCTCTTTCTCCGTCTTCTGTTGCTCCATGCACATTCCGGGAAATTATTCTTCCTCGGTCTGTATCTTCCGAAAGCTCCATGATGCCACACGTTAATTTTTCTATCATCCATCATAATCTTCTCCTATGCCCAAGCCAAAAGAAACGCAAGCGCAATCACAATTGCATGAAATAATTTCCATAATACCCACGCAAGTTCACTTTTTTCGTTCCGGCGATTATTAATCAGCCACATCCATATCGCACTATAACCGATTATCCCAACCACAATGCTTGCGATTCTTAATCCCAGCTTAATCTGTTCCATGCACATTCTCCTCTTCTAACAGTTTAGGATTGTCAAATATGTTGCCTACAACTTCTGCATCAACTAACTTGATCCAATATCCCAAGTCTTTTCTAAAATCATGTTTTTCGTCCCAGTCCACATAGAATCCGACATGGCTCGTTGATGTGCTATCAAAACAACTCTGATATTCTCCGAATTTTACCGGCGCATAAACTTCTCCAAAATGGTATTTAATTATATCTCCTTCCCATATTTTCTTTCCACTCTTGTCGGTTAATCCTGTATACTGGCAAATGGTATCTTCATCAACAAGAAATTCACCATCAAGGCTTTTATCGTAGATATAATTCTCATCACTAAGATAGCCATGCACCCATGTTCCATTAAGATGCTCGTTACTATCCATTGTATGAATATGTTTCGCTCTGAAAAGCATTTCTCTATTCATAATTCTCAACCACCTCCAACTTCTTCAAGTCCTCGATTAACCATATCTCTTCATTGCCTTCCCATTTGACCATTGGAAAGTCTACATCAAAACGGCGATTTAAACTAAACCAATTAGTAAGACCGTCTTTATATGTAAATAAAGTACCATCTTTATCTCTTACGATGTATTTGAATTCTTCTTTAAGATACTCCAAAAACGCTCTGTCTTTCTTACTGATTACTATCACTGGCTTTTCGATGTACTCTGACTCTGCCCACTCTCTTCTTGCCTTGTCACAGTCTTCCATCTCCAAAAACAAGCATGCTGCACATGGAGCGTCACAGCAATCCGCAACTTCATTCGTATTTTTATCAACCCTAAAATCGTGTCCTTTGCAAGCAATCTCCACAATCTCTTTTGTATGCTTCTCTTTATTCGTCATAGTATTATCTCCACTCTCCCAAATGTCCAAAACATTCTTTTTTAAATTTTTCTAATACATCTATTAGGTTGTCTATTTCGTAAGAATCCTTAAATATTATCTCGATTATTTCAGGATTAGATGTGTCAATATCATTACAGTAGGGAAATGGGTTCATAAAACAATTAAATCTAGCATTTATACCTTTATGTGTTAATGATATTTGATTAACACTTTCTTTATTTCCAATAATCTTCATCTCTTCCACCTACCAAAGTTTATCTATTGCTTCATGACTCAAATTCTTGATTCTCTTTTTCTTTCCGCATTTACGACATTTCAATAATGCATCTCTACGGAATGTATTTACAAATTCGAAATCATATTCATGTTTGCACAGACACTTGAATTTACAGCCATTTTTTCTCCAGTTACCAACACTTTCCGCACAATATGTTAAAAGTAACGAAAACATATACGCAACCACTAAAAATCCAATTGCTATTAAAATTGCTTTTATAAATTCAATCATCTCTTCCACCTCGCTTCACAATTTCAATTGCTTTCGCCCAATTATCCCAGGAACATTTATCAGAAAATGCATAAGCCGTTCCCTTTGATTTACTATATCTTCTAAGTGCTTCTGATTCTTCACGCTTTAATTCATTCAGAACTTTCTCCACATCAAATGCTGTCGGCTGGCTATCTACCAATTTGCAAAGTGCATTAGCTTTGTCCGGTGGATAATTGTTCAAGATTGCCATTCCTACTATCTGTTTTTGAAATTCATCAGCATCAATTAGTCTGCTCATTTATGGACACCTACTTTCCAACATATCTGCTTTAATTAACTCATACACTACATCTAATGCCGTTCTCACATCTCTGTATCTACAATTAGCTTTTTTATGTATTCTTGGGTCATTTTCATCCCAATCGTTTATATCAAAACACACATTACTAACAAAAAGCATTTTTGAACCTCTTGCAATACAAAGATAGTAGCACTCTAATTCTTTCGGAACCCCTTTACATCTTTTGAATCCAAACTTTTCAAATTCACTTGCTTTTACTTTTGGTATCAACATCTATCATTCTCCTTTATACGGCTCAGGAAGTGGCATCCAGGCATTCACAAAAAATCCATAGCTTTGATATGCTTTTTCATCATCTCCCGGATAGAACGTACCACCCTCGTCATTTCCTTCATATCGCGCGATATCCGGCATTGTGGAGTTTTCAAACGATACCAGTATGTAGCTTTCATCTTCGGGAAGTCTCTCACTCACTGGAATCCACTTCTGACTCTGCAGCGCAATAGCAATTTTCGCAAGTTCGATAGCGTCAAGCCATTCTCCACATTTTTCTTTTTCCTCAAACTCAGCTAACTTCTCCATAGCTTCTGACAGTTTGTTCTTGTCTTTAATTACTGCTTTTCCAGCATGATATTCTGTATATCGCATTTACTCTATCTCCTCTTCTTTCGGAAACTGGAACACATACTTTTCAGCAATTTGATTTACAACATTTCCGGTTAATGAAATTGACACTTTTGCTAAATTCTCATCTGTTTTTGGAATTACCAGCTTATTAAATTCGCACTGTGAATATTGCTCTCTGCACATTTCCATAGCTTTGATTGCTTTTTCTTTGGTGGAATATTTAGCTAAAACATAAACTCTATCTCCTTTGCCGAGGTCATTTCCTGGAAACGTTCCAACGATTGTTGCCATATTTCCTGAATATGGTGAAATGGCAAGAAGTTCATAAGGCGCATCCAGTAATCCGTTCTGACTAATGATTCTCATAACTAACTCCACCTTTCGTATCCCATGCGCAAATGTCGCAATCCTCAGGACATACATTTGCCTTTCTTGCTCTTTCGCACATCTCCATTTTTAATTTCCTATCATCCTCAATGTCCTTGATAAAACCGAGTTTCCTCAAGATTTTATGAATCAGTGATTCTTTTCGCACTTTATTTCCCTCTTTCTTCTTGTCATGACAATGTGCTTTCCGCTTTTCTGCAATTCACCATAAATTGAATCACATATTGCTGATATCCCAATGTTTCTCGACAGACTCTCAAAATAAATTGTATCCGTCTTTTCCCATGTCCTTGTTGGTGCGTGATAAAATCTTCCGTCTGCTGTCTCTACCATCGTCTGTTCCTCACATGCTGTAGGTGTGTAGAATTTCACACATATACCTCGTACACCTGATTCGTAACATCTGATTTTGTCACCAATATCAAACCTTCTCATTTTTTTCTTCCTCTGTGATACTTCACTTTATTGTTTTTGATTGCATCCCATACAATCTTTTTTAATTCTTCATCGGTAATCGCTATTACTTTCCCATGTTCCAATCTTCTTTCTTCAACAAGATATATAACGTTGCTCACCTTGTCCAAATCAAGTATTGCGATATCTTCAGGATGCTGATCTGGAACATGAGTATAAATAATCTCGTCTACATCCTTTGCTAAATAACACGCTACAAAACTGCTTATTCCTGTTGAAAACCAACATACTTTCATAACACCACGCTACAAATCCATGTATAGTGGATAAAGGCTTCACGCTTCCCATGCTACTTTCGATATGGCTTTCACAACGAGTTCCCACGCATATCTTATTTCACGCAACTGTCAGCCCTTTTGTTCTTGCTACTTTTCACGCTTTAGCAGTCAACCTCGGTTTACCGAGGATTCGTTATTCCTTTCTGTACTTTTTCAAAATTTTCATCATTGCTTCCATGTGTTCAGCTACTTCCGGCAAATCTTCATCGCTGATTCTTCCGATGCGATCATTTCTTTTCAATTCGGTTAACTCAAATATTCCGTTTTTAATAGAACAAAACGCCTTAGCAAGAAAAGTTTCTTTCTCAGCTTCACTATCACACTCATAAAATACTTCTCTTTTGTCATGTTCTCCAAACTTATCCGTAAAGAACTTTGTCCTCTTTGGAGTGATTTTTATAATTTTCGCCGGAATAATTCTTCTATGCCGGAATGATGATCTCCATCCGTAGTTTACTTCTCTCGCCACTCCTACTACATCTCCAACTTTCAGAGAATCTCTGTCTATCTCTTTTAATTCGATTTTCATTTTGTTGTCACCTCCACGAAATCACTTAAACTCATTTGCGCTGTATGTTCTTCCAACCTTTTCTTGGAAAGTTCATAATAGTGCTTATCCAATTCAAATCCAACATACTGCAGTCCTGCATCATGCGCTGCTATCAGACTGCTTGCGCTCCCAACGTGCGTGTCCAGTAATTTCATTCCTCTTTCTGTGTATCTGTCAAACAACCATCTGTACAACATCACTGGCTTTTGAGTAGGGTGCATCCGCTTTTCATTCTTTTTCTTGTTTCCTTGCTGGATATGCCCCTCCTGTATGCTCTTTCCTTGAAACATTCCGTTCCACATATACCGAAATAGCCTCACGCTGTCATGGAAACTGCAGAATGCGATTTCGCAATCTGAAAAATCCGTATTGCCATTGCATTTATCCCATACAATCCTACCCGGAGGGAAATGATAGTCAAAATAGTTACATCCCCAAACGATCTGATTCTTAGAGACTCTAAACAATTCATCAAAATACGATTTATCTGGAATTGTCCATTCTGCAGATTTCTGATATACTCTTTGAACTCCAATCGGGCTTATGCGTCTCCCGTAAAATCCTCTTTTCTCCGGTCCGCTAAAATATGGCGGGTCTACAACGGCGATGTCAAAATATTTATCTGGAAATTCTTTCATGCCATCCATACAATCCGTGTTGTAATATCCAAAATCTAGCATTCCGCACCTCCAATAAAATCTTCTATACTCATCTGCACTTCATCTTCAACCGCAAGCATTTCATTCTTTGCCCGGTTGTAAAAATTCCGATCAATCTCAAAACCAAATGCACTTCTACCGAGATTTCTCGCTGCTCGAAGTGTACTGCCAGATCCAAAGCATGGGTCGATAACCACATCTCCAGGATCAGTAAATGTCTGAATCAGTTGTTCCAATAATTTTACTGGCTTCTGAGCTGGATGGATTTTAGGTATCTCTTTTCCATCTTTCTCCCACTTAAACCAGTTAAATACCATGTGCCCTGTGCCTCGAATTGTTTTTCCGTTTTCATCAAACTGTGCGCCATTTCTAAATTTCGGTAATTTGCCCCGGTATAATACCAAAGCGTATTCCGTAGCACCTACAACACGCATATTCGCTTTCAATACCTGTGGACTGTAGTTTTTTACAAACACAAGCGGTATGTAATTCACAAAGCCATGTTTCTTAGCTGCGCTGATCAATGTGCTTAACTGTTCAAAACTGCAAAACACAATCATGCATGGTGCGTCAGAACTTCGTCCACGCTTACCTGCTTTCTTAGGTTCTTTCTTTAACATTTTTGAGCAAAAATGAAAATACTCATACAAATTAAAATTAAAATCCGAATTGAACGCTGCTTTCTTTGCAAGTTTGCTTTCACCGTTTTTATTTTCTCCACCTTTGTACCACATAGGATTACTGCCATAAAAGTTATTACCGACATTGTACGGCACGTCGGCTATGATTAGCTGCGCTGGTGGGATTGCATATCTCTTGTAATTCTGCATGGAATCTCGAAAGATTTCACATTTCATTTTCTTCTGTTTCATTTTCTTCTGTTTCATTTTCTTCTCGGAGCAAAGAGCTCTTTTACACCGGCCAGTAAATCTCCTGCTCCTTTCGTTTTTATTTTCTTACAACCCTAAATTTCTTTATTTTTTCGTGCATCGGTTCTTCATTTTCGTGATACTTTCCAGTCACATTACAAACCATATTCCCCATGTCTACCCAATTAATTTGGATAATGGTTATTTCGATTTCTTTTCCCGGATTATCAATAATCATCTTCTCACCCTGTTTAATGAGCGTATTCTCTGCATCAGATTTCATCTCAAACGAAAATGTAGTCATCATCATTTTTCCTCTTGGTTCTTTGTCATAATAGAGACAATTCCGTTTATGCTCCCAACAATCGCCACCTTGTGAATAATGCTTTTTACATGTAAGGCATTCTGATTCCATCATTTCACCTCATTTGCTTTCGCCACCTGTAAGCACTGAATCATGTAATCTATTTTTTCTCCAATATTCATACCTTACTCCTTTACCGCATATCTGCTCTCACATATTGCAAAAAACTTTCCCTCATGCTCTTCACAATATCTTTTCAGCACTTTCTCGCAAGAATCACTGCTGTCAATTTCCTCTTCGTGAACAACCGTTCTTTTTTCGCCTATTACAAGGCAATAGATTTTCTGAACAACTTCGATTTCTTTCTTTTCATGGTCTTTCTTGTACTGTTTGAGGATTTCGATAGCTCGTTCAGGATGTTTTACCGCTAATTCATTACAGGTAATACCCGTGCCATTGTTATAGGCACTCAGCTTGCAACGACTGCAACTCCTTCCCTCACACATTTCGCCTCTAAGTATAATTGCTTCTTCCGCTGTCAGTTCGTCCTCTGCTAATCCCTCAAGCATTTCATCTGTCCACGCATAGTCATCTTCTACAACTTTGTAGCAACCATCATACACGTATGTAATCGTTACAATCTTTTTCTTTATCATTTCAGCAACTGCGTATAAACTGCCATACAACACCGATGTTTTTAAGTCACTTCTAACTTTTACCTTGTCTCCAACTTTGTATTTCATTTCGTGCCTCTCTTTCTCAGTTTTTCTAACAGATTCTTTCTCTTCTGTTTCTTCTCTTTCCATCGTCTCAGGTACTCAATCTGCGCCTGATCCTATTTTTCTTGTCTGTTCATGGTCTTTATCCCTTGTACAGATTCGGAATCGGCATCCATGCTGCCACTCTGTACAGTGAGCATCCACCGTGTCCGTTTGAGTATTTATCCCACTCTAGATATCCATACTGTCTGTCAAGCCAGTGCTTTTCTGTGTCCTCGTCAAACACTTGGATGTAACATCCTACACTGTACTCTCTGTATCCGTTACCGTTCGTTGATTCAAGTGTGAGTAGTACATCTCTTTTATCTTCCGGAAGTCTTTCTGTCACTGGTATCCATCCACGCTTGCTGTCAGCATTGTCAATCTTGCACATCTTCTCGACATACTTTCTGACGGTCTCCGTTGTGAGTAGGATCCCTTCGTCCTTTCTGTCCGGATTCAGTTCATCTGCCATCGTGTTCTTCAATTCTTCCTCTGATTCGTTCAGCCAGGAAAGAAATTCTTCTGCATCAATCGTCTTAGCCATATCTTCTCCCTTCACAATTCGCTACGTATTTGCCATAGCTCATTCCATGTTTTCTTGCTTCCGCTGCAACTCTTGCTAGCTCGTTTTGAAACTTCGGTTTCATTGCGCCTTTTACTTTCTTCGGTTTGGCTTGCTTTCGTTTCATTGCCAGTTCCTTTTTCTGTTCAGGACTCAAGGCTCTGTATCTCGCCTTTCCTCTCTCACAACACTGTCTTCGGCTTCTTTCTTCTCCGCAAGCCTTGCTACAGCACTTCTTCCGGTTGCCGACTATCTCAAATTCTTTTCCACAGACTGTGCATACCGCCCAGCCTTTATTTGCTTCTGCCATTCTTAATCACCTTCCTAGCAACTTACTTTCCAGATCATCCATGTCGTAATGTCTTCTCTCAAAGTTGTTATTGTTCTTCGTTGCTGGTTTCTTATCGTGCCGTTCATCATACTTTCCTTCAAGCACCTTCACAAAATTATTCGGATTGATGAACCAATTGAAGTTCAGTGAGAATCTCGCATCTGTCTTTCCCTGAAGGAAGTCACTCTGTTTGACCTTATCAACAGCTTGTATCACTTTTTCTTCTCCGAATTGCTCAAGTAAGGCAATCAGTGAAATACATCTCTTAGAACCCGGGTTGATGCGGTAAATCATTGTGATTCCGTAAGGCTCTAGCTGATTCCATGCATCGATGATGGATTGAATGCTATGCTGCTTTATAGATACGTTAGTATCTATATATTCTTTCTTTCTTCCTTTCTTCCCTTCTTCTATTGTTGTCACTTGCTTGTCACTTGCTTGTCGGTTGCTTGTCACTTGCTTGTCACTTTGCGTGTCACTCGATTGATACGAACAGTAATTATTTACCGTAAATACGCTGAATTTGTTATATTTTTTGCTTGTCACTTCGCCTGTCGATTCTAGGTGCTTTATTGCTGTTCTTATCTCTCTAACTGAAAGGTTAGTTTCTTCAGATAATTTGGCTAAAGAAGATACGAATGACCCCCTTTTTATCTCAATTCCTAAGAAAAATCCGTCCTTCCAGTTCGCTTTTAAAAGCATGTGTATGAACAATCTGGAAGTGTTTTTGTCTTTGTACCACCCCCACTCGAGAAGTGACCGATTAATCTTTATGTAATCGCCTTTCATATAATTTCATCCAATCTTCCATTGTCATTGTGACCAGCCAATCCTTGTGATTCTTCCGATGCATTACCGTAGGCATTTCGCCCTCTCTCGCATCGTTTATGGACTGTTCCACAGCTTCATAGATGTTAAGCTTCTCTACCCTCTTGCACTCAATATGGATGCCAGGAAGACCAACTACATCTGCATCTCCATTGGATCCGCAGAACTGCTGTCCTCTTCGGCAATCATATCCATGTGTTTTAAGCAGATTTGCTAATTCTCTTTCTCCTTCTTTCCCTTTTCGGTTCGAGTTCATCTGTGTCTACCTCCATGTTGCAGTTCTTGGCTGTTCGCCTTGCTGTTTTTAATGCCCAGCCGATACTTTTCAGCCGGCTTTCTTCTTGTCTGATGTACTTCATCAGCATCATTCTTTCTTCTAAGATGTTCATGTCTGGTATGAAGTACCCTCTTCCATCTTGCATGTTGAGAATTGGTATATCTCGTCTTGCATAATGGATCATGTCTCTAATTGTTCTATCATCTATTCCGGTCAGATCAGACAGCTCAGCTCTTGTGATACCATTGTCATGACCTACACGGATGTAATCTAGTATGTTAATAGTTTCCATCGGTCTCCTTTCTCTCCCCGGACAAAGCCGAGGAGATGAATCATCATGGCTCTGATTAAGGATTGTGACATACTGTTTCAGTCAGCCATTAGGAGTTTATATATCAACCTTATCCGCTAGGTTAATACCGGTTATAGCCAAGACTTTCCGAACACCTCTCTGAACTCTTCTCTGCTGCCTATATGCTCTTCAAAATATCTCTGAGCCATCTGCTTGAGTTCCAAGTCCAGTCCGTGGTTCGGATTGTCATGTACGCTCCCCTTTTGGAATTCATGGAGATACGGTGCAAGGGGAATCACAAATCCGTATCTCTCAGATATCTTTCTTCTACTACCGCAAAAGATATGGTGTATGTGTGGATAAGGATATCCAGTGAAGTAACAGTGGTCCATATCATCAGTGAACACACTTTTCAATCGTTTAGCCAATGTCCACACCATACTTTTCTTTCAGAATTCTCTTTTCATCTGGTGTAGCAATCTCTCTTTCAGATATTCCAGCTTCTTTGCAACTTGTAATCAGTCCGTCAATTAATCTTGCCATCTCCGCGCTATCATAAGTATGAGATCCTCTCAGAAGCTTATAGGTCCGATATGTAATCCCATCATTTCCTTCTCTTATCTGGGAAGTTGGTTGTAAGTGATAATCCGTGGCATTCCTGACTTTTCTTTCAGCTTCTTCCGTATCTGGGATTGTCATATATACCGCTTTTCCTTCGAATATCTCTGGCTGACCATACCGGCACAACATTAGATTATGTGCTTCTGGATTTGACAGGCTTATTGCTTTTGCAAACTTACCGAGCAGCACCCAGTAGTAGGCATTCGCATCCAGACTCCTTTTCCTTCTGTATCGCTTGATTTCAAGGCTTAACTTCTCACAGTCTTTCAATTCCTCATATGCCTGTGTAAAGTCTTCCTGTGGCTCAAATAGAATGGTCAGCCGGCGTGTAGCAAAGTCAATAATTGGCTCTTTTAACTTTCCGGTGAACTTCATTTATACACTACAACTCTCCTTCAACTCTTTTACGTGATCAAAAGCATTCTTATACTGGCTAATCGTCAGCGCTTCTATTTTCTGCACTTTATACAATACAAGTACTTTACTTTCATCAATTCCATTTTCAGTAAACAAACTCCGAAGAGAATTAATATGATTTTGATTAATCTTTATATTGCTGCTTGTACTCTTCCCATCTTTCTGATCAGACTTGTCCTGATTCTTCTGCTTTTCATATTCATCAGAATCAGGATCTTTCACATCATCCAAAAGAAACAAACCATTCAATGCGTATTTTCTTGCATAGCTGGATACTGATCCAGTAATCTGCGCTTCATCCATTCCTTTCTTTTCCTCTGATTCTCTCGCATAAGCAGTTACAGAAATCTCCTCATCTGATTCGCAATCAACCAAAGTTGCTGTGGCTTTTATATACACCTTCCCAACAACTTCCACAATTTCGTCTTTCAGCGTCAGAAAGACCTTTAAATCCTTTTCATATTTCTTGAATTCAGCAAGAATCGTCTCCGCATTTCGATAATAGAATTTACCAAATTTGTTATATTGATCTTTTGGGACTTTCATATCCTGCTGCAGTTTGGATAACTTTTCTCCAATCTTCATCAAACATCCTTCCTTTCAAAGTAAACACCAAAGCTTGTCATTGCCTGTTCAATATCTTTAAGTTCCTCTTCTGTAGCAACAACGGTGTAAATTACCTTCTTAGACTCTTCGCTGCTCAAGAATCTTGCCTGTTCCTCATCTACTTCTTTCAGCTTTTCAACAGTCTCTTTCTCCGCTTTTCTCTTGATTTCCTCTTCTTCGAGAATTCTTCTACGTTCTTCAAGACGGATGCGTTCTCTTTCAGCTTCCAATTCTCTTTCTCTTCTGGCAGCTTCTTCTGCTTCTTTTCTCTTAAGGATCTCTGCTTTCTGAATTTCGTAATCACTAAGGTACTTAATTGCTGATGCCAGATTGTTGTTTTCCATATAGAAGTTGAGAGCAGTTTCTTCTTTTTCTGATCTCATGGCTTTGATAGCATTGATATCAGCATTTGTAGTTGCAACTCTGCTAGTAAGTTCTTCTCTAATGTCTTTCATTTTCGTACCGGCATTCGTCCACTTACTTCCGTAGATTCTTTCCAGTGGAATGTAATCTTGCAATTCTTCCGGAACAATCTCTTCATAAGCAATCTGGATCTCTTCTCTACGCTCTTTAATGCGCTTTTCCTCAAACTCTTTAACCTTGCTGTCAATTAACGTGATCGGCTCATCGATCAGTTCGATAAGTTCCTTCACCTTAGCTTCGAACTCATCATAAGGCTTCATGTACTCCTTCTTTACTTCGATCCTTCTCTCGTTCACAGCTGCCTTTTTCTTTCTCAGCTCTGCGAGGTCTTTCTTCGCATCCTTCTTTGTCTCTTCTGTGAATTCTTTCTTTTTGTATTTCTCAAGTTCCATTGAAACCTGGTCTTTAAATTCCTCAAAGTTGGCTGTAATTTCGCCAATACTCTGTACTACATCAAATTTCAGTTCCTGCATTTTTTCTTTCCTCCGCATTGTAATTGTCTGCAAGTCTCTTATGCATCTTATGTTGTGTGATTCCCAATTCATCAAAGGACAGTTCCTCATGCTCCCAAACTGAAGGCTCTTCGTGCTTGACCGGAAGTCCGATAATTGCTTTCACTGTGTCCAGTTTGATATATCCGTTTTCTTCATTGCTGATGTAAGCTTTGAGCGTTTCCATTCGTGCATCTGTTTTGCACAGCTCTTCAAATTTTGAAACGCTTACTTCAAGTGTTTTTTCTAACAACATCGCTTTCTCCTTTCACAGTGACAGTTCTTGTACTAATTGCAGAACAAGTGTGCTAAATCCGAGAATTTTTTCATCAACATCTCTTTCTCCTCTTATGTACTTTTCTACGTTTGCAAAGATGTATGCTGCTACTCCCATAATCAGATCTTCGTCTTCAACGTCATTCATGTAACAAAACTCTGCTGCAAATATTGGAATGATTGCGTTCAGCTTATCCAAAGTTATGGTAAAATTATCTTTTTTCATTGCTTTCTCCTTTTTAAATTGTTATTATTAAGTTGGTTTTTTACCCGAGTGCCTGAAGGTTGCCGCCTTTGCTGGGCACTCTTTTTTAATATCCGAAGATAACCCATGTTGCGATTCCTAAGACAACTACCAATCCCATCGCAACTACTGTCATAACAGCAGACTTTTTTTCTTCTCTGTCATCATGCTCAATTCTTCTTGGCTGTCTCTTGATATCAACTATCTGGATTGCTCTTCTTTGGATGTCGATCATGTCGATCTGATTCATTTTTCTCACCTTCTTTCTGAAATGATGCACACGGAATACATCTGCTTCTTTCCATGCATCTGTTTCTCTTTTTGCAGTAACTACAATCTCTCATATCACTTCCCTACCGATCTTCGCCTTTTCCTCATCAGTGATTTTGAGTACCCTTAGGATTTCTCGTAATTCACTGATTCGGATATTATCCGGCTGACTTAATCTCTGGTACAGAGTGCTCGGTGGGATACCAGTCAGTTTTGAAAGCTTCTGAGTATCAATAGCTGTCATAGTCTTTCCTGACTCAATGATTGCAAGAAGTATTCTGTTCTGCCTTTCTCTTTCAGATGTCTTTAACTTCGGCATCCAATCACTTCCTTTTTGATTTCTTCTCTGTAATCAGCTCATCAACTGTACATCCAAGTATGTCAGCAACTTTCTTAATGTTTTTTACTGTAGGACTTACGCTTTTTCCCCATTTACAGACGCTTCCCTTTGACAACTCAGCTTGTTCCTCAAGTTTGTTTATTGAGATTTCACGCTTTTTAGCTCGTTCAAAAATGTTGTCGTAAATCACGTTTTCACCTCCGCTTTTTTAGTACGTAGGTTCTGAAAAAATCACTAAAAATATTGACTAATCTCTGAAAATATCCTATAATTTGAATTACCACAAACAAATTAAATAAAGCACTTTCGACACTCTGTTTATTTTTGCGTTTTTTTCAGAACCCATAATTGTATTATACGCGATATATTCAGAAAGTCAAGTGGTTTTTTGCGATTTTTTCAGAAAGGATGAAAACCATGAAAGAACGTATCAAAAGCTTATGTAAAGAGCATGGAATTTCTATGAATAAACTAGAAGAAACACTTGGATTCGGAAAGGGATACATAAGTAAATTGGGAAACACTACACCGAATACTGCTAAAATCAAGTTGATTGCTGATTATTTTAATGTATCTGTTGATTACCTTATGACAGGTGAGGAGAACGAATCAGAAAAATACTATCTGAATGAGGAAACTGCTAAAGTTGCTCAAGAAATTTTTGAAAACAAGGAACTTAGAACACTATTCGATGTTCAGAAAGACATGGATCCAGACGATTTAAGAGCATTACACAACATGGCTCTCGCACTGAAACGAAAGGAACGTGGTGACTTTGACACCGGATGTTAACATCATCCTTATGGACTTCCCGAAAGGGAAAGGACATGAAATGGTAGTGCCGAATGAAGATGGCAGTTATACCATATTTATCAATGCAGCACTCAACTATGAGTCACAGCAAGCAGCACTTAAACATGCTATGAGTCACATTGAAAACGATGATTTCTATAAAGAAGATGTGCAAGAGATAGAATATCTGGCTCATACTACTACGAAAGCACCTGATCCGGTTATATCAGCATACAGTAAATGTATGGAGCAGAACCGTACTAGACGAAAAAGAAGACGTAGAAGAAGAACCAGAGATACACAGCGCATTGATTTTATTCGTGAGCATTGTGACACATTCCGACTTGCCGAATATAACTACTTATATGGCAAGGATTTATAATGAGGAATGAGTTATGAAACCTAGTCAATTTAATCTCATCAGAAGAATGTGGATTCGTGCAACAAGGTACAGATACCGTGAAAAGATTGCAAGAAAGAACAGGACGAAGGAATTAAAGCTTATCCGCAAGCAAGAAAAGAATGCTCAGAGAGTTTGGAGAAAAGAACAACGAAAGTTATGCACACAAATGTATCCAGTTCCTAAAGTTATCCACACTTCTCGCTTCTATAGGAATATAACTATTGCTATTTTCTTTGGATGGTTTATTCTTTGGTTCTATGTTATAAGTATACCTACAAGACCATCTGACAGTTTTCTTGATTCGCTATTTCTTCTTTCTGGGTGGGTTATGTTTATTCCATACCCACTGATTCGATATCTGACAAAGAAGAAAAAAGAGACAGTAAAACAGAATATGATGAACTGTCCTTTCTGTGGATTCGTGATAGCAAGCAGTTGTAAATTCTGCACAGCTTGCGGTTCTTCATTGATTCCGCAGCGACCCAAAATTGATCCAATGCCAAAAGAACAAAGAAAGGAGAAGATTTGTTCAGCTTGTGGTTCTGTAATAGATATTAATTCTAAATTCTGTCCATGTTGCGGATATAAGATTGTGAAGAAGGAAACAGCTGTTCCTACTGATATGAAATTCACATCGAACCATGTTGCTAATAGAAAAGTGATATATAGTCCTCCCAAATTTAAAATAGAAGATACTCAACCAGTAACTAGCAAGCCTGTAGCAGAGATTATAGAAGAACCGGTACAAGATATCATCAAGGATGAAGGAGCTAAATCAACCAGCTTATCTAAAGAAGAAAGAGACGCGCTGATTCAATTCTGCAAGGAACAATATAAACAGAAAAAGATATTAGAACAAAAAGCTAGGATGGATGAAAGTGATCGTCTTCGCAGAATTAAGAGTCAGAATTATAAACTCAAAAAGGAAGATGACAAGGAAAATCGTGACCAATACGATGAATTAACAAAATAAGGATATAACTCCCGGAAGGGATTTATATAAAGCGTGTGGTGCGCTTAGCAAACAAGGCTATATCACTAAAAGAAAGAGAGGGAAACACGAATGAAAAAGAAAGGCGGATGTTTAAAAACTGTATTAATTGTTATCGGCGTAATTATTATACTCGGTATCATAGGTTCTGTTATTGGTGGAAAGGATGACGGACCTAAAAAAGTAAACAGTGACACTTCTACTGACGCAACGCAAGATACTTCTAAGAATGAATCAGAGCCAGAACAGACTGTATTTAACGTTGGAGATACTGTGAATCTCAATGATGTTGAAATTACACTTGTGAACATCACCGAATCTGCTGGTGGGGAATATACTACCCCTGACGAAGGAAACGAGTTCTTAATCCTTGAGTTTGAGATTGCAAACAACTCATCAAAAGATATCAGCATCAGCTCCGTAATGAATTTTGAAGCCTATTGCGATGATTACTCACTAACACAAGATCTTATTGGACTTCAAGCCCCTGAAGCCAGTGGAAAGAATCAGCTTGATGGAAGTGTTGCTGCTGGAAAGAAGATGAACGGTGTGATTGCATATCAGGTACCTACAACTTTCTCGAAATTCGAGGTTAGCGTTGCTCCTGATTTCTGGTCATCAAAAGATATTCAGTTTGTTTACAGTAAATAGTTAATTTGTGGTGTTTGGAACAAGACTCATTTGCATGAATGAACCATGAATATAAAAGAATACGTTTATGACAACAAACTTTCTTCCTTATCCGATACAGAATTGAGAGCTTATGGAAGAGAACTACTGGAAAGACAATATGCCGGTGAAGAACTTACAGATGAGTTATATACAGAGTTGAGAGATGTATGTAGCGAATTTGTAAACAGAGATAATTAAATAAAACAAAACCGCCCTTGCTACCAACAAGGACGGTTGACGCACCAAACTCCGAAGAGCGGTGCAGATTATATGAAGCAATAATATTGTATCATCTTCGGGGCAGTCAATCAATCAGAACTGTTGTTCTATTGTATGGCTGTTATTTTTATACTTAAAAGGAGATGATTATATGGCAACAGCTAAGAAGTTACCTTCCGGATCCTGGAGATGTCAGGTATTCAGCCACTATGAAATTGTCTTAGATAAAAACGGAAAACCTGTTATTGATCCGAAAACGAAGAAACAGAAACAGAAAAGAATCTATAAGTCTTTCACTTGTGATGATCCATCGGCAAGAGGAAAAAGAAAAGCTGAAGCAATGGCTGCTGAATGGGCAGACAACAAAGAAATCAAGAAAGATGAAGAAGTACAAATGACTTTCGGTGATGCACTAGAAAAGTACATCCAGGAACGGTCCGCTGTCCTCTCACCGTCCAGCATCAGAAAGTACAAGAGTATGCAACGTAATTGCATGGTACCGCTCAAAGAGTATCAGCTAAAGGAAATCACACAAAGCGTAATTCAAAAGGTGATTAATAAGGCATCTACAGAGCTGTCGCCTAAGTCTGTTCGTGACATGAATGGACTGATCAGCGCGGTAATGAAAAGATTTCGTCCGGGAATTGTAATCAATATCACTCTTCCCAAAAAACTCAGGAGCAACATTTACATTCCTACAGAAGCGGACATTAAGAAGATTGTTCGTGCATCAGAAGGAACTATCATGGAAGTGCCAATTCTCCTCGCAGCGTTTGGAGCTATGCGAAGAGGTGAGATCTGTGCATTACAGAAGTCCGACATCAAGAATCACACGATACACGTTACAAAAACAATGGTTATGAATGATGAGGGCGAATGGATTGTGAAAGCACCTAAGTCTTATGCTGGTGACAGATACGTGAATTATCCATCATTCGTAATCGAGAAGTTCTTGGAACTTTCAACCGACACTGTAAACATGAATCCGAATACATTAACAACATCGTTTGGAAATCTCCTTAAGAAATTAGAGATACCTCACTTCCGATTCCACGACTTAAGGCATTACAATGCTTCTGTTCAACATGCGCTAGGAATACCGGATGCATATATCATGCAATCTGGTGGATGGGGAAATGATTCGGTACTGAAAGAAGTCTACCGTCACACTCTTCCGGACATGGAAGATAAAATGAATAAGATTGCAATCGACTATTTTGAGTCTATGCAACACGAAATGCAACATGAATCATAACAATCATTGATTTTACATGGGTTTTAGCACTTTCTGTGGGAGTTCGATTCTCTCATCCCCTGTATTAAAAAGCCTTAGAAACCGCGTAAAATCGCTGTTTTAAGGCTTTTTCTTTTTTCCAAAAAGCAAAGGTAATCAAAAAGGTAATCAACCATATGTTTGAAACATCTGAAGAAGGAGGAAATCTTGCACAAGTGCGTCTCATATGGTACCAAAAAGACCTACTTTGCTAAAAATTTGATTATTTCAAATGATATTTTAAAGATACAAATAAAAAGAAATGCCTTAGCAGATTAATTCATATTCACATAAACATGAAGAATACTGTTAGGACATTTCTTTTTTATTCAGATATTAACACAAGAGTATCAAAATACAATAAAACAAAGTTGATTGATATATTCTTAAAAATAGCCACTTTTCCTTAAAACATCTATAATTCTCTTTTCCTCTATTAAGTAGAAACCTTATATGGATCTTATACAACTAATAACAAGAAATAATTGAAGAATATCCAACTCTTTAAAAAAGAGGATTTTTATTGAACATGCTAGATTTTAGATTAGAGTTATAAAATATTATTATCTTTATCATTTTTAATAATCCTGTAAGCTTCCAAAATCCCTTGCTTTACTGCAGATTTAATAATAAATGCTAGTAACGGAATTATAAAAAAAATAATGATTAAAGCAATAAATAGTATCATCTTTAAATCCATAGAGAACTCCATTTCTAATAACTATAGTAAGTGTTTCAAATTTATCAGATTTATTCTAGTATAACATACTATTAATGAATGTAAAGAAAAATATTCCTAAGAACAACCTTTAATGGTCATAGTACCGTTAGTTCTTTTTCCTGCTTTTTGATGTCGTTCTCTTTTCAAAATAGTATTCCCCTTTCCGGCATGACTACTCTGCAGATATAAAGGAAAGCTACGTCTACTCAAGTAGTAAGCCATTAAAAATCTGTTGATTGATACAAGTTCGAGGGAATGGGGAGCGAAATCCCCATCAAGATTGCCAGGTAGCCTGATTTCCAAAAGGAAATTAGAGTTACTCAAGGGCGCATCTTGCCCTTGTTTAATAAAAGATTCGTTATGCTTTGCAGTAAATCAATATTTTAAGTTTTCTCCAATTTGGGGAATAACCTGTGCCTAAGTGTCTAAAGTATGATATCATGTGAGTAACAAATTAGAAGTTGCAAGGAGGAAATTATGAAATTTATGCAAACAGAGAAAAAACAGCTATTGATC